CCTTTATAAAGCGCCAAATAAACATTAGCCATTATTATAAGCCTCCATTAAGTGATCCATTTGCTTGATGATGTCATCATAGATTGACTGCATTTGCTCAAGTGTGAGATTAGGTGCTTTGAGCTCATACTTACGCATGCGTTGGTTGGCAAGCTCCATTTGTAGTTTTTCCAACCCTGCTGCTTGCACTAAAATTAAATCTGTTGCCGCTTTGTTGTTTAAACCTGCGCGTTTGGCAAAGTCCGTGATATAACGACTGCATTCGCCTTGATAGTTTGCTGCCTTATACGCTTCCGCTGCTGTTTGGCGCTCACGATACTCGCTTTCAAAGCGTGTCCACGTGATATAAATTGTTGCGGCATGACTATCAATTTGCTCGATTAGGCGGTTGCGCTTTTCTGTTAAAAGTGCGGTCAGTTTTTCGGGAGGTATTACCCATGCTTTGCCGTCCCACTCACAAAGATCGCTTTCGGGCTTAGCCGCCGTGTACCCATCAGGGATTGAGCCAAACTCACTAATTACCAATGATTCTTTCGTTGTTATTGAGTACACTGTTTCGCCAATATGGTTTTCAATGTATTCCCAAGCTTCGCCTGTCCATTTCGCGACAAAGCCTTTTTTATCTTCTGGTGGATCAGTATCTACACAACCGGCAGGCATTAAATAAACACCATTATCTGCTTCTTCCGGGGATAAATCGGCATCCGTTTGTCCAACATAAATGCCTTGCTCATCTAATTGGCATACTTTTTTTATTAATGGGTAAGTCATGGTTTATCCTTAGTATTTAATACAAGCTAATAATGCGACGTTGCGCGGTCTGTTTTCGTTTGCGGTTGGTACCACTCTTGATGCGTCAAAATCAAATGACACAGATTGCTCACCCCAGCCGCCCTGGTCTCCTGACCATTGTCTTTGTTGATATGTTGTCCCTATTGCACCAGACGCAATCATCTTGCCCTCAAGCACTTGGTTACCGCTCCCCATGGCTGAGCCATCTAATTTACCTGTAATATTTCGGATAGCATCGCCTTGAGCGGTCCCCAATCTGCGGCCCCTATCAATATTTCGTCCATCATCTAAACCGCGCAAAAATTCGCCGCGTAAATCAGGTAAATTAAAAGTAGTTCGGCCGTCGCCTGCGCCGAATGTTGTCCCTATTGCAGCAAATAGTGCGGCGTATGTTGTACGGGATACGGCTGCACCATTCGCCTTGAGCCAACCACTAGGCGGCGTTGTCCGAGCAAAGAATGCGACCTCACCGACGACCTCGTCCTGCTGGATAGATTTGTTAATAGATCTACCACTTGACGACAGCACATCATTAGGCGAAACAAAATCACCATTATGCTCAAAAGCCCACGTTTTGTTAGCGCCATAATCCTCAATAAGATGGATAATGCCTCGTCCAAAGCCATCACCTTGACCTTGCTTTGTTGTGTACCCGAATGAAAATCCAGCGCCATAATGTCCTTTTGACCGCACCAACCCTTTGACAAATGGATGATACGTATCACGGTCTTGCGACCCTGTAGTCTCAACCATAAACGGTGCGCCGCTAGTATATTGATTAGCATAAGCGCCATACCCAAAATGTTTAGATGAGATACCCACGGAATATAAAATGCCAGTTAATCTATCACCAGATTTAGATATGCGACCCTCAGCGTTGTTGTTTGCGGCAACGCCTTTATCGTAAGCCGTTTTGACGGCAGCCGATGTAGCTACAGTATCAGCACTTGTGCTGTTAACTTCACTGGATTTTTTGCTATTCGGGATGTAATTTGTCAAACTTCGCGTGATCGAATCAATAAAGCCTTTTAGGGTTTTAATGACCTTAGGTGTAGCAGCCAATTCTTCTGAATCTGAATCATAGCCGGAATAAAGTTGTACCTCGCCTTTTTGCGTGACAGAGGCTTTTTTACGGTTATCATCAATGATTTTAACAATCGCCTCATAAAGCTGAGTTTGCTTATTTTCTACGGGCTGGAACCCTGCTTTTTGCAACACATAATGCGCTTCCGCTTGTACATCGCGTACTCGGTCTTGCAAATTATTAAGCCACGTATCGGTTACTCGCGTGCCTTGTTCGCCTGTTGCCGGATTACCATTGTGAAAAAGGCCATCGTTGGAATCAATTTGAGGCATTAAACTTTTCATATATTAAGATCCTGTTTGATAAGCAAAATAACAGTAAGTATGTGCAGGTTTTAAGTCTTGGAAGAACTCCTCAATAATCGGGTCACCAAATTCCACTAAATGATTGCCCGCAAAAGAACTACCCGCACGGAAATACACAATATTGTCATCACCATTGAGTACGGATACCCGCCACATAAAAATAAGATTTTCTCTGGCTTCATTGCGAAATTGAGCTAAATCACCAGGGTTAGGAAAGTCATTAGCAAGAGGTGAGAACTCTTTAATTTCAATCTTGTACCCAATGCTTTCTGCAATTTTCATAAAATAAGGGATAGATAACCCACCAATAGCATTCAACTGAGCAATGACTCTTTTCACTCTTTCTTGATAGCTCTTGCTAAAGTCGGTTTTAATCCCACATAAACGCTCCCAATCTGCCAACATAGAATTTGAGGTGATAGGCTCAACTACGTTTAACATATCATTGACTTTTTGTTGTAAGCGATTAAAGGCATTACCATCCACTTCACATTGTGCTAAGAAATGCTCACCATTAATGTTGTATGAAATAGGTGGGTAAAGTTTAGATAGCACTTGTTTATGGTCAATCTGCATTACACCATCTCCGTCACAGTAATCGTACCAAGTCGGAACCATTCTATTTTCGTGCGTACATCTGCTTTTAAATTAGTGATGGGTGCCGTAAACTTACGGTCAACCACTCCTACCAAGTTATTCACCACTGCTTCACATTGGGACACAATTAAATCATCACCTGGGATCAATGTATTAAAATAATCCGCAAGTGCGGTTGAAATAGCCGCCTTAATTTCTGGCAAAGTCACGCCACTGATTTTCACCTGAATATTAAAATTCACTTTTGTCACATCAGGTTTCACCACTTTGCTTTCACGCGCGGTCACAGGGCGCACATCATCAATATAAGCTTGACAACGTTGCACCGTTTCGTCACTAGGCACATCATTGTTAGAGGTAATGGCAATATCGACCGTACCCAATCCTCGTCTCAGTGGATAAACATAAGCTGCATCCACACCATCTACTGATAATGCCCAGGTGCGATAGTCATAGCGATTTCCCCCAGCAGGTGGACGTCTAATAATCTCAAGCAATCGCTCAAGTAACGATGCATCACTTTCAGCATCTGTCGCACCAATAATATTGTTTAATACAACATCACTTTGCACGCCAACAGGAGCCGCCATAAAACTGCCTTTTGTTGCAGTAGTAATATTATAACTAGCCCCCGTGGCTAATGCGCGTACCGGCACGGTAGTCTCACCATTGCTTGAGATAACTGCATTTGAGGTTGTCTCATAAAATCGGTTATCGTCGGTTTTAATTTGTAAACCCGCTTTGATCTCTGCACCAACTTGACCTGTGACAGTTGCACCAGTACCACTTGCAGACGTTGCATTACGACGACGAATACCACGCAAACCTGCATGTTTTTCTAAAAAATCTGTGTCAGCAGTATCGGGGAAAAATTGCTTGATTATCCATTTTTGATGGGCATAAATACCTTCAGCAACGGCAGCTAAACTGCTCGCACGGGCATAATAATCGCTATCCACACTCACATCAGCTAGCGGTTCTAACGATTGCACATCACGCAAGATAGTTTGGCGAATATCATCTAAACTTGGCACAATAAACATGGTTTAAACCCTTTTTAAATAACTTTTACCGGGTGTTTAAATTGATAGGTTTCACCTCGGTTATCTCGAATGGATATATCTAAAATTAATAATCCGTTGTGGGGTTGTGTATAAGTCACAATGATTTCGTCTGCACGTCCATCATCAATCAACGGTTGTAAGGCTTCTTCTGCATATTGTTGAGCAAGTGGCCCAACATGTCGCAAATCCTTTTCTTTCGGGATAGTATGGAGCAAAGAGCCTACACGCCCATCTGCCCACCAGGTGCCTAAGGGTGTGGTTAGTCTGATATACACAGCATTTTGCAGTGTACTGATTTGCTTACTTGTGTAGTCGCCGGTAAGCGGGCTGATCTCTCTGTCCATAGTGACAGGATAAGGGATTTAGAGAAAAGAAAAGAGGTGACTGACTTCAGCACCTCCTTTTAGAATTTTTATTTAGGTTGACCTGTTTCACCACCGCTATCACCAGGATGCTTGTGATTACGCAATGATATAGCACCGGCTTTCACATCTCCGTCTGTAGTAAAACCTCCGTCTTGTTGTTTCACGTTTCCGGTAAAACTCGCACCACTGCCGCCTTTCACCGCCATACCGCCATTTCCGTTAATTTGACCTTGCGCAGTAAAGACCTGATCTGTTTCAACCAATGGACTTGATATATCCACTTTTGTTGCCGCTTTAATCTTTAACACATCACAATCAATCTCAATTAACCGCCCCTTTTTTAACACAATACTAGAGCCACTTTCATCATAAACAGCGACTTCGCCACCTTGCAGATTTTTAATGCGGAAAGAACCGTTCTCAGTCGCAATCACAATGCCATGGCTAGTTTGCCCGCCAATAGGGATAATCACTGCTTGAGTATTTGCAGGCGGCACCGACGTAAACCCAAATTGCTGCATCATCTCTACATCCTGAAGTGTTTCATCTGATAATCCAGATGCTTGCACTTTCTGAATGTTATCTGCACTTTTCACCAGGTGAAGTATCCCTCTAAAAGCTTGACGAATATCATTTACTGCACCTTGCGCTTGTTGTTGTATTGCTTGTGTTAATCGTCTCATTTCGTCCAACCACCTTCTCCATTTGATGCCCAAAGTTCACCATTATTCTTTTTCTTCTTACCTTTTTTACCTTTACGCTTACGTGCTTTTTCTGCTTTTGCACTATAAGCGTCTGGTGTCCAAATACCGTCTTGCTTAAACCGTAGCTCGGTTTGCGTACCGCCTTGACGGCTTAACATGAAACGACGCCCAATTAAGAAGAAGATTGCATCAATATCATATTCTTCACAGATAACATGCACCCGCTGACCAGGTTGCCACAATGTGCCATCTTGCATTTTATGGTCAGGCACAATAATCGTTAATGTAAACCCTTCAAGTATGCTGTCGGCGATGTATTTCTTTGCCCATTTTTGTAAGGCTTCCAAGTTATCTACATCAGACACCACCACGGTTTTCGGCTTGTAGGTAGTCATTTCAGGATCGTTATAAACCCATTTCAGATCGTTTTTGTTATCTTGTCCTTGTTTGCCGTGACTTTGAGCTAAAAAGGTTATCTCACTAAACCGATTTGATACATCAAAGCTTAAATCTGCCTGCTCAAAGTTATTTTGACTACCGTCTTTCATACAACATAGTGTTGCAACAGGTGGTGTGCTGTAATCCGCACCGCCTACAATCAGCACGCCATTTGGTTCAAACCACAAGTGCAAGCCGGCAGAATTAGCACAACGCATGGCAGCACTCCACGCAGTTTCGCCAACATCAATATCGACCTTATCTAACAATGGATTGTTTTCGGCTTTAAGTTGCACCTGTTTAACTCCTAACGGTTCTACAATCTTTTTTACTGCATCTAATACCGTTAATCCCTTCACGTTCGTAATCGGTGCGGAGCAATCAACAAGTACACTGGCTCTATCTCTACCATTTAGTCGATAGGTTCGATTTGTTTTACTAATGCCATGCTGCACGGTATCCACAATGCCTGTCATAACTAACATATCATTAATACGTACTTTCACTTCTGCCCCAGAGTAGTCCGGCAATACAGTACTGTCTGACGGCACACCAATATCAAACGCAAAAGCATCTGCAGGGATTAAAAAATCACTGTCAATGTCATAGTTTTTCCAACTATTATGAGACTTACCGTCAATCTCAACGACAACGTCATTTTCGTAAGGATAATTATCTGACATAGCTATTTAATACCTCACCTTGCTCAATATAATTTGGATAACGCACCTGTGGATTTAAACGCAATAACTCATCCGCACGTTTATAATCACCATAAAAAGCATGGGCGATTTGTTGCACTGTCCCGGTCATGGGTGCAGCTCGAATAATTAAAGGTGGCTTGCGGTTAATCGCATTAATCGCAAGTTGAGTGAACTGATGAGCGTGTTGTTTAAGTTGTTCCATGGTGTGGTGTGCGGTGGTGTAAAGTCCAGTATTAGGCTTACCAGCGCTATTTACGGCCTGTTGTTCTTCTGCAATTTGTTGGCGTAGCAATGCCAAATTCTCTAAAATTTCCAACCGCACTTTCGTGGTAATATAGTCCACATCTTGCGGCAACAAAGCGTCATCTTCAATTAATTCTGTCGCGGATTTAAGCAACACAACTGCACTAACTAATCGCATAAACAATGACACCGCATGCATATCGGTATTTGATAATGTTGATGGTAACGATTTCATCACAGCCTGTTGGCTAGCTGATTTAATATTTTTACCTGTTATCAAATCAGAGGGGATCTGTTTAATTTGTTTTAAGGTACGCAACATTTCATCAAACTTAGCACGAGTGGTTAAATCTCGACGGTTGATAATCTGTGAGAGTCCCGTTTCCAACATAGTCGCTAAATGACGAGCCGAATTTAAGCTTTTCACTTTAAAATCTGTAGAGGACACAGTATTAGAGATAGGATATTTCTTCTTATCTAAATCAAACAAACTTCTAACTTGCTCAAAACAACCAAATAATGCGCCGAAACTGCCCAATAAACGCGACTTAATATTGGCAGCAAATGACACAACCTCCATAAACTCACCATACAATGCCAACACATCATCAACAAAATCTTCAAGTTGCGTAAGTAGTGCATCAAGACGAGCAAGAAATGCACTTTCAAACACAAAAATCGGCTCTGCAGGGGTGCTTTCGGTAAAGGTTAAATCAATGGCCACATAGTCAATCATGTCCGCTTCATGATGAAACAATGCCGACGTACAAATCATATTTTGCAATCGTCCGCGAATAGGATGGACTAATACATCCGCCCCTTGTTTTCCCAGCACACTTAAGAATTTTTTGAAATCAGTATAATAACCTTCGCCATAAAAAACGGCTTGCAAACGCACGGTTAACGGATTTAATCCTAAATCTTCTACATCCGCACCGTTCACAAAAGGATAGGCGTGTTCGATTGTGGCACGAGTGATCTCATCATCAACCGACATCACTTCAAATCGCACACCACGATAGCTAGCACGTTGTAATGGCGCCGTCCAACCTTTCATCTATTACCCCCGTTTTAAATATTGATATTGATACTGAGACGTTTGTTCAGCCACAATCCGCCCATCTAAATCTACTTTAATTTCATTTTGAATGGTGAAATTCTGACTTTCTACCGCTGTTATCAAGCCATCGCTGATGGTTTTACCAAACTGCTGAAAGTCTGCTTGATAATTTGCTAAACCCGATAAATTACCGAGCGTTTGACTCAGTGTTGAGTTGGTATCGTTAGCAGTAATGGCTAACCCAGAATAGCCTTGCCCACGATTATTCATGTTGGCAATTTTTGCAGCACTTTGTGATGTTCTTGCATCATATTCGGCTTGTGTAAGCGTGCCACGTGCTAAACGCTCCTTCGCGACCTCATCTTTACGTGCGATTTCAGCCACTTCACCCGCACGGCCTGCCATTCCCCATACAGAATTTTTGTTATAACCAAACCCTTGAGGTGCATAATGGCTTGTTGTTGATTTATTGCCACCGTAAGCCTTCGCGTAGAATTGGTTTTCAAGTTGTTTTTCTTGTGGTGTTTTGGCTTCGGCTTTTTCTTCGGCAATAGCCTCGGCAGTTGTGCGATGATCAGCCGCAAGCATTAAACCAGTAAATGCTAAACTACTCAGTGATAACAAGCCTTTTCCGCCTTTCATCCCTTTAGAGATTTTACCTTTTCGACCTAAACCACTTGCCGCATCTGCAATATCGCCTCCTAATCCGAAGCTAGCACGCTTACCGCCTAACAACGCCAAAGCACCACTTGCCGCAACAGCCGCTGCACTTAAAGCCGTAATAACAGTGCCTGCTCGTACAACGGTATTTGTGAGGTCTGGATAAGACTTTGCATATTCCGTTAATTTGACGGCTGCATCGCCAAGGGCATCATTAAAACCCTTAACCCCCTCCATTTGGGCAAATTCAAAGCTATTTTTGGCGTTTTCCAATTTGGCACTATTGGTGTTTTGTATCACGGCATGTGATTTATCGACAGCGCCTTCTGCGTTACCGACTTCTGCCTTCACTTCTTTCCCTAGTTGCACATTATTTCGGATACCAAGTAACGCCATCAAGGCTTGACGATCTGATATCACTTGCCCAATCGCTGTACCTTCAACCAAATCAGCCATCTGATTTAAAAGAGTTTGCTGTTCTTCTTTTTTCGCAGTTTTGAGTTTTTCCTTTAACGATTTATAACGGTCATCTTCGCCAACTACCATATCCATAATAGAGCTAAAGGCCTCAATGGAGTTTTTCCCTTGTTTTTTCTCATTTTCCATGGATTTAATAAAATCAATACCATGGGTTTTACCATCTTTGCCTTTAATTTCTAACTTTCTAAAACGATCAGCCGTTTCTTTTGAGGTAATTTTTGCTAGTAAGTTGACTAGGTTGTTACCCGCTTCATCGCTAGTCCCTGCTGTAACACGCGCTTGTTGGTTTGCAACTAACAACGCTTCAAAACCATTCATACCGGATAACCCTGCAGATTTAGCAGCAGCCATTTGTTGTGGCAACCAACGAGCCATATCTGACAATTCAAAATTACCGGCTTGTCCTGCCGCCACAGCTTTATCTAATACCGCGCCAATTTGATCTTCGCTAATACCAAATTGTTGCATAGCAGATATGGCGATTGCGGATAAATCTTCAGTACTCGCACCAGTGGCAACAGCACCTTTCTGCAAAGTTGGCAATAATTTCATTGCAGTTTCGGCTTTCACCGTACCAGACGCCAATAATTTATCCAGTGCCGCTAACGCATCCTCTTTCGTCCCGCCACCATTTTCTACCGCACTTTTTACTGCTTCATGTAATTCTTTCTTGCCGGCAATTCGCCCAGCCACGTCTCGGTCGGAGAAGGCGGTGTTTGAAACCATCGCCAATCGGCGGTCATAATCCATTTGTTTTTTCATGGGTTGAGCCATTACCATCGCACCTGCGGCCATACCAGCTCCAACGCTTGCCATTGCAGTGCCTACATTACCTAAGCGTTGTCCCCAAGACGTTTTCCCCATTTCGGCATTAAGACCCGCAATTTTTGACCGTGTTGCATCAGCCGCGCGAGCTAACTCTCGGCTGGTTGCAGTACCACTACGTTTCAAACGGTTATAAGCCGCAATAGTGTGATTGATCTCTTGCTGGATCTTATGTTCACTTCGCACGCCTAATGTTTCGCGGGCGCTTGCCATGGCTCGTGTACTTTGTGTAATTTGGGATTGCGCCTGACGGAATACTCGGCTTGCCTGATCGCGTGCCTTGAGTGTCATGGCTAAATTTAACTCTGCCATTTTTAAACCCTTTTTAAACTTCTTTTAAATCTACAAAAAAAGGGGCTTACGCCCCTTTATTTTTACGACGCATAAGGTTGTAATGCACCGTATCGCCATCTTCAGCCTGTGTTTTAATACCTTGAGATTTTTGCCAACTACCAATCCAAGCAGACACTTCTGTATGGCTCATTGCTCTTACCTCCGCAGCGCTAAAGCCGAATTTAGCTAATAAAATGACCGCACTTCGGTAATTTTTCTCAGCTTCAAACACACTATGTTGTTGTTTTATTCGGCTTCGACTTTGCTCTGGCTTTCCCCAGCGTCGATGTGCTTTTTTCGCAAATCAGCAATAGCTTGCGTAATCAACACATAATCATCTGTAGCAAGGTTATCCAGTAAAAACTGTGGCGTGAGTTTATCTTGCGCAATACCGATAATATCAAGCTGCTCAGATAAATAAGCCAAGTCTACGAGCATTTGCTCAGCTTTCGTGAGTTTTTCTTTCTCATCTAAACCAAGCTCAGCGATTTTCTCAAGGGCGGCACATTCGCCACCCAAGGTAAGTAATCGCACTTCAAAGTCAAAACGACGACTATTACCGTAAGGAATACCTAACAATAGACGCATTATTCTTTAACCTCTTTGAGAGCAGTCATCTGAATATCAATCACGGCTTCGTTATCGACGGTATATTTTTCACCGACTTGCGTAGTAAAACAGCCAAGATAAGAGGTGCGTTTATCGTCTTGATTAAGTGGATACACTGTAATCTTCGCATCATTGATTTCCGCCCAATCAATCTCTGAACCATCAATCGGCAGAGCGGCAGTCAATGAGAGCTCCCAAGTCGCAATTCCTTTGGCAAAACCACGCGCACGACCTTCTGAGTTCATGGTTTTCACTAATTTTCGGCCTGTTTGTTTTGTAACGTTTAAATCGGTAATTTCAATTTCAACGCCATTTACTTCTAACACTGCCGAACCAGCATATTTTTCAGCCATTTAAGCCCCCTATAAAATTAAATCAATACGGT